TTATCCTATCACAACATCAAGGGTCTCCATATCAGCGAACTTCAAGCCGCAATCCTTAGCAGCTTTGAAGAGCTCCTTCTCGTCAACTTCCTCAATGGACACCTCTACCTCGGCATTGGCAAGGTCTGAGAAGTACTTCTCGGTCTTCTGCTTCTGATTGAAGAAGTACTCATTGACCTCAGCGAACTTGGCTGAATCGTCCTTGGTGTATTCGTAGCCCTCATTGGCGTGCTTCTGTTCCAACTGCTGGCACTCCTGAAGCTTGCACTGCATCTCCTCAAACTTATCGTCCTTCAGGCTCTCCTGCGCTTCCTTCACATCCTTGTCGTAAGTGTCGGCTACTTGGCGCAGTGCCTTCATATTCTTCCAAACTCGCATAGCGGCATCATCGCTCATAGATGATGTCTTCAATGCTTTCAACGTTCTGTAGGCATCAACTGCCTCAATTGTCTTAATCTTTTTCATAATTGTTTCTTTATTTTTATGTTATACAATATTCTTCGTCAGATTGCCATAGCAGAATACCTTTCCTATTAACAGTGCAAAGTTAAGAAAATAATTCCGAATAGCAATGCAGGAGGAGTAAAATTTACGAATTTTAAAAATCAGTTTCCCCACGTTGTGTAATCACTAGGTCGCAACGTATCTGCTTTCTCGGTGAGAACGTAAACCACAAATACATTTCTAGCATATTTGTTATATTAAGAACATCTGCTTTTTAATGCATAATATAACTACCACCTGGAGGAACTTGTTTCCATCCACCATCTATATTAATTTCAAAAGATAATTGACACATTTGTCCATAATAACCTCCTTCATAAACATTATCAAATCTTATATATATATCAACATAATCTGTTCTATCACCTTCAGGAATAGTTACAGAACCTGTAATTTGACCAGAGCTATTAGATACATAACCTCTTCCGTATGTTGTCTTATTGTTACCATAACCACAAACACTTCTAAATATACCATCAGTAATTGTAATTGTAGCATCAGGAAGTTTATATATTCTAGCTTTACAAATACAACTAGCACCAACTAATTCTCTCAACGATGAGAAATCAACAAAACCACTAGAACCACTTTTAATACTTTCCATATTAATTTGTCTAGGATAATACTTAAAAGAAATACTACCTGGACATTTTATAAAAATTATTTTTGTATTATCATATAAAGTCGCATTACGAGTATATGCTAAAAAAGGTACAATAGTAACTTCTTTATCATTACCTATATCAAAAGTTATTTCTCTACCTGCATATATAAAATCTGTTGGTTTTTGGAAATTACCGACATAATAATTTTTATAAATCTTATCATTAACATTATATGGTGAATCATAACGAATTTGAATCCAAAAAGACCAAGCTAAATATAAATCAGGAATTATATCTTCCATAGTAACATTTATATTATCAACAACATGCACATTCTCATATAGAATACAATTAAATTTAGGAGTTGAAGAATAATAAATTTCAACATTACGTAATTCAGGAATAGAAGTACGAAACATATTATTTTTTGCTTTACTATTATAGTTTCTAAAATCACTTAATCTATAAGGAGAATTAACACCACCTTTTGGAAAATGTTTTCCTGATACACTTGTACTTGTATTATCAGGAATACCGCCAACTGCACCATATACATTATCAATATAAAAGTTGTAACAACCTTTAATTGCAAAACCTTCTTCTCCATAATTATAACGTAAGTTCTTATAAGTGTCCATAGGTATATTCATACCACAACGAACAACACAAGTATATCTACTATATGAAGATTTTACTATTTCCTCAGAGTCTTCTCTAATAGGATATTCTTTAAATTCACCTTTACAACTAATAGGTTTATACTTACTCCATATATTTATATTTTCACTCTTACAAAGAGTAGCAAGGTCATTGCTACTCTCTCCAAGAGCTCGTTTAACATCATCAATGCTAACAGGAGCACTAATAATTCCAGTTTCACTATTGTAAGACATAATCTTTATTTTTTAAATATTCAACTTTAGTTTCTAATTCTGTTACAACTTCTTTAGTAACAACTCGCTCTACTGTTACATTGAACACTTTCGCAAGCTATAATATAAATCGTTTCATACGCTTAATCTTTAGAACTTAAAACACTAGGCAAGGCAGCTCTATAAGAGCCACCCTGCGTTAGTACTCACGATACCTACTCTGCTGCCTCGCTTGCCATATTAGCGGCGATAGCGGAATTGACCTCCTTAATCAATGCTGATACCTCACTGAGCTTGCTCTGCGGAACACCGCTGATGTTGTAGGTCAGCTCGCTGCCGTTGTAGCTTGCGTTCGCATTGCCGAGATAGTTACCATTGGTATCTGCGTAGATACTCATATTGATGCTCTCGATGTTGCCACCCGTCTTGTCAACATTGTAGGTGATTTCTACTCGATAGCCGCCCTTGGTATAAGTGGCAGTTGTCTGTTCACTCTTCTTGTTAATCTTTAAATTCTCCATTTTCTTAACTAATTTAATAAATTAATATTCTTGTTATCTAAT